AAGATGGCTATGAAGCAATCTAGCGAAGAGACTAAAGCCCAAATTGAGAGTCAAATGGGCGAACAGAAGATTCTCCATGAATCAGTCATGGGGAACCTTAAGGCGCAACAGGCCATGCAGCAACACCAGATGGGACTTCAGCAAGGTGCAGAGAAACATCAAATGAACATGGCAATGGCGCAACAGAAGGCTGCTACTCAGGCGAAAGCGGGGGGCAGCAAACCTAAGTAAAGGGGGTAGACTATGCTCGTTAGCAAGGGCGACTTTGAGTTCTGGAAAGCTGATCACGTAACCAAAGCATTTCATGATGCGTGTATGCAGCGGGTTGAAGATGCCAAGGACATTCTCTCAGTTCAGGCGGGCCAAGACCCGGATTCGGATAACTTCTATCGGGGATTCATCTTTGCCTACCGTGAGATGGTAGACTTCAAGGTGGATGATATTGGGGGAGAAGAATAATGCTTGTTCCAATCCTTCACCGAGTCCTGATTGAGCCGGAAGATGTTGAGACCAAGACCGCATCCGGCATTGTTCTCGCGGTCAATGAGAAGGCTGAACGCAAGGCTGTTGAACGAGGGAAGGTAGTAGCAGTTGGTGATACTGCCTTTCGAGAGTTCAAAGCTGATGTGGTTCCCCAAGTTGGCGATATGGTATATTTCGCCAAGTATGCGGGTAAGACTATCATGGATGGAGAGAAAGAGCATCTTTTGATCAACGATGAGGACATTTTGGCGGTTATCAGATAAGATGCTGAGAGTATGAGGACGTCATCGCAGTAATCAAATAGGAGGCTAAGATGCCTGAAGTCGATAAAGTACTTGACAATTCTGAAATTGATGATAGTATCCAGACAGATTTGCCTGAAGAAGGTAATGACCCCGATGTTGAATCTTCTCAAAGCCAACCAGAACTATCCGAGTCCGAACAACGGGCAATGGAGCAAGGTTGGCGACCCAAGGAAGAGTTCAATGGCGAACCCGGCAAATGGGTTGATGCTGATGAATTCCTTCGCAGGGGTGAGCTTTTTGAAAAGATCGACGGTATGGGACGGGAATTGCGCGATACCAAGAAGGCATTGCGTATGCTCCAGACTCACCACGAACAGGTACGTGAGACCGAATACAAACGGGCACTCGCAAACCTGAAGGCACAAAAGAAACAAGCCTACGAGGAGGGCGATCACGATACGTTGGTTGAAATTGATGACCAACTAAGTGAACTGAAAGCAAGACAACAGGCTGAGTCTGCCGCGATTCGAGAGCAAGTCAATCAACCTGATCCTAGGTTTGTTGCTTGGATTGAAAAGAATCCGTGGTATGCTCAAGACCCCGAGCTTCGGAGTTTTAGTGATGAGGTAGGATTGTCGTATGCCAAAGCCTACCCCGGTAAAGACCCGACTGAAGTTCTCACGTATGTTGAGGGCCGAGTCCGAAAAGCTTTCCCGGACAAGTTTACGAACCCGAATCGGAATAGACCCAGTGCGGTAGCCGCAGCTTCGACACCCAAGGCATCCAAACGGGAGGAATCATTTCCGCTGACCGAGGATGAGCGTCGAGCAATGCAGACCTTTGTTCGTCAAGGGATTATGACGAAGGAGCAGTATGTAGAAGAACTCAAGCGAGTTAAGGGGGCTTAAATGGTGAACAGAACGCAACGACCCAAACGAGCGTCAATCAACGGTGTTCGTAATGTTTTGACTGTTTCTGGCAAAGAGCCGGGGTATGAATACCGTATCGTAAACGATATCGGAGATAGGATCGCCCAGTTCGAGGAATCGGGTTACGAAATTGTAAACGACTCCAACATTCGAGTAGGCGACCGAAGAATTGCTAATCCAACTAAAGAGGGTACTCCTGTTCAGGTTTCGGTGGGTGGTGGTCAAAAAGGTTTCCTTATGCGAATTCCAAAAGAATGGTATGAGGAGAATCAGAAGGAAGGCCAAGCCCTAGTCGATAAGACGGAAGCCGCTATGAAACAGGATGTCAAGAGCGCAGCAGACTATGGGAGATTTGACATCAAGTAGTTTGCAGCACTCGGCCTCCGTGTTGGATGGTTCGAGTTCAATTCAACATGGAGGTCTTTATGGCTAACGTAAATCGTCTTAATGGGTTCACTCCTGTTAAGCACATGAATGGTGCGCCTTACAACGGGCAAGCCAATCTGTATGAAGTTGCGGCTGGATATGCCGTCAACGTGTTTGTTGGCGATCTGGTCAAACTGAGTACGGAAGCTTCGACTTCGGGGCTTGCTACGGTTGAGGCTCTTGGTGCCAGTGCTGCCGGTGCAATTGCTGCCGTTAATGTTGTGGGTGCAGTTGTTGGTATCGTTCCTGCGAAACTGGATGCCGATGGTGGGCTTACTCGTGGCTCGACTGCGCTTGATACGCCTCAGTTTGGTGCAGCTTCGACCAAACGGTTTGTTCTGGTTGCGGATTCGCCTGACCTGATTTTTGAGACCCAGTTCGGCACGGCTGTTGCGCTTGCTGATATTGGCCTCAACGCTTCGATCAATGTCGGTACGCATAACACGACGAGCGGTGCTTCCGCTTATAGTGGTGTGACCCCGGCTGCGACGGCTACCCTTCCGCTGCAAATCATGGGTGCGTCGAAGCGTGTGGACAACGAAACCGCTGCTACGAACAACAAGATGCTCGTTCGTATCAACACGCACCAGTACAAAGCTGCCGGTGTTCTTGGTATCTAAGGAGGAATGACAAATGTCTGTTATCACTAGTTCCAATTTTGCCAAGACCCTTTGGCCCGGTGTCAATGCTTGGTACGGCAAGTCGTATAACGACTATCCTGTACAGTGGGAAAAACTCTTCGAGAAGAATTCCTCGAAGAAAGCCTACGAAGAGGATGTCGGCCTGAGTTCGTTTGGTCTTGCTACGCAGAAGGCTGAAGGCGCTCCGATTCAGTACGACAATGAGAAGCAAGGTTTCACGACTCGTTACAACCATGTCGTGTATGCCCTTGGCTTCATCATCACTCGGGAAATTTTCGAGGATGATCAGTATGATGTGGTTGGAAAGCGGAAGGCTCAAGGTCTTGCTCGTTCGATGCGTCAGACGAAAGAGATCGTGGGTGCCAACGTGTACAACCGTGCGTTCAGTGCTTCGTATGTGGGTGGCGACGGTGTTGCCCTCTGTTCGAGTGCTCATGTGAACGTGTCGGGTGGCACTTGGTCCAACATCCTTGCCACTGCTGCTGACCTCTCGGAAGCTGCTCTTGAGCAAGCTTGCATCGACATCGAGGGCTTCACGGATGATCGTGGTCTTCTGATCGCTGCCAAGCCGCGCAAGCTCGTGGTTCCCCGTCAGCTTCGGTTTGAAGCTCACCGTATCCTGAAGGCTGATGGTCGTGTCGCAACTGCCGACAACGATCCGAATGCCCTGAAGGACATGGGGATGTTCAGTGAAATCGTGGTTAGTCAGTTTCTGACTGACTCGAACAACTGGTTCATTCTTACGGATGTGCCGGAAGGTCTGAAGTACTTTGAACGTCGTGGTGATCAGTTCGAGATGGACAACGATTTCGACACTGAAAACGCGAAGTTCAAGGCGACGGCTCGCTACAGCTTCGGTTGGTCCGATCCTCGCGCGATCTACGGTTCGGCCCCGGCTTGATTGTAATACTGTCCTGACGGTGGAGGCCCCTTCGGGGGCTTCCCCTTCCCACTAGGAGGATGTATGGCTGCAACACATTTCAGTGGTCCGGTAGTTTCGGCTAAAGGTTTTTCTACTGGCACTTCTGCCAATCCCGTTGCCAATATGAGTTCTGGCAACATGAATTTCAAATACGGCACTACGTCTGCCACGTCAGGTGATACCCGACTAAATTACGATAAACTAACTTTCACTGGTGCCGGTGGCTCTGGTGAGGTTCAACGTAGTTTTGCTGTGGTTACAGTTGCTGGTGCTGCTGTTGGTGGCACGATCAATGGTACTCACAGTACGGTTTCGGTTAATGGCTCTGGTACCATCTCTGGTGCGGCTAATGCGGTTCGTGCAACTGTTGGTGGTAGTTCTACCAATCCGGGTGGCACACTGGCGGCTGTTCAGTTTGATTCGGATTTCGCAACTGGTGGAACGTGGAGTAATGCTTACTTCATGCGCTTCACGAACTCTGGTACTGGTGCGGTGGACTATCTAGCGCAGGTTCCCACTTCTGGGAGTGGTCTTATGGTCGCCCCGCACACCACTCAAGTCATGACTGATTCGATTCGGATCAAGATGGCTGACGGTGCTGTGCGCTACATCATGCTCACGACTGCGGCAACGAATCGGACTGGCGGGGCGTAATGGAGGTCACCCGTGACTTCCTCGTAAATGAGATAACCCGTATGGAGGGAGACCGCGATAAAGCATCTTCCTTCGTTACGGCAATCTCTGGTGCCATTGACGGATATCGGGCGCTCGTTGAACGTCTAGACGCACCATTTGAGTTGGTCCCTGAGCAAGAAGAAGTAAGCAAGTAAACTAGCCCTCCGGGGGGTTTGACGATCCCCCGGTTCCCTTCCAACTGGAGGATTCAATTATGGCTGCTAATCGTCATGTCAACGCCACTGTTCCCGGTCACGGTGCAGTTGCTGTAACGCCCAGTGATTCGACCATCATTTCTGTTACCCGCTCGTTGTATGTGGGCACTGCGGGTAGTGTTGCAGTTCGGATGGCTGATGGACAGACTGTAACCTTTGCGAACTTCCTTGGTGGGATTCTTCCCATTCAAGTTGATCGTGTTCTATCCACTGGCACTGGTGCTGCAAACATCGTAGCACTGTACTAGCATGCAACTCTCACTCTCTCAATCCATCTCTCGCATAGGTGGGCGAGGTGGTACAGGTACGGGTGGCGGGTATAACCCAACCCTTGATCTCGACTTCACCTATGGTGTCCTTGACCCTAGAGTGACCTTCACCCGTGCGTCAAAGGCGTGGAGGACAAATGAGTTTGGACTGATCGAGGAAGTTGCAGTAAACGCTCCCCGCTTCGACTACAACCCGGTGACGAAGGCTCCGAATGGATTGCTGATCGAGGAGGCGCGGACTCAATTACTCACCTATGGCGACCGTTTCCACAACGCGCAGTGGGTGAAAACGAACTGCATTGTCAACCCGCACGAGACT